TTGGACGTGCGAACTTAATCAGTACAGCGGACCTAGTGCGCGCGAGTACCTTTGGTCTACACGGTTTTCGGCGCCATACCATGAAGGCAACGGCGGCTTAATCGGCGCCATCGACGCGGCGAGGAAAGCATGAGCGCCGATTATTGAGGCGCGCGTAACTGCTGATAAACCGTCACCGCCCCAACCGTCGCATTCACAGGCCCCAAGCGGTCGCGGTGGTTGTTCCAGTAGATGCCAGCCCGCGGGTCGCCGACCAGCTCGGCGCCGAGGTTCCCGATGGGCTCGAAGTGCAGCTCCACGCCGTCCACGATGTACCGCCAGCCGACGCCCGGCTCATAGGTCAGCGTGAGCTCTCTCGCGCCTGCCGCGACCTTGGCGATGCGCTGCTTCGCCCAGCACGGCGCGTAGACCTCGAGCCACAAGCCGTCCTCGTACCACTCGAGCGCGATCTCGCGGTAGTCGGTTTCGTTGTGGATGAGCGTCAACCCGACCCATGACCCATTGGCCGGCGAGACGTCCACCTCGGCCCTGATCTGCAAGACCTTGCGACGGTCGAACGTCTGGTGCGACAGCGCGTACCCGGCACCGAAGCCGCCGATCACGAACTTGCCGCCCTCGATCGACCACCCGGCGCTGTTCGCCCACGCCGCGCCAAACGGGTTGAAGCTCGCCACCTCGACCACATCCGGGTCCGTCTTGTCGATCAGGCCGCACTGCAGAGCGGGAAAACGCACCCACCCGCTGACCGTCGGCGCCGTCCAGTCTTCAGACCACACCGGCTTCAGACCCGCGACAGGCGGCGGCATGACCGGAGGCGTTACAGGAGGCACCACCGGCGGCGTCACGGGAGGCACGACACCGGGCGGGCCTGCGGGACCGGCTAGCCCCTGCGGGCCGACGGGGCCGGCCACACCGGGCGGGCCTTGCTCGCCACGCGGCCCAGGCGGGCCTGGCTCACCATCGTCGCCACCGCCGCAGGCGGCGAGCAACGCAGCGACTAGGAAAGCACGAATGGAATCTTTTGCAACGGCAGCAGCACTTGGCATCGGCGCATCTCTTTATGGGTTGCTATTTCATTACCTCGACGCCAAGCAATCCGCCAGCAGGCGCGAGCATGGGCGAGGCTTGATTGAGCAGGCCTGCTACAGGTTGGGCAAAGCCTGGGCGCGCAGATACCGCGCCGCGAAGCAATGACTGCATAGGCGACGTGTACATGCCAGCGCCGATGACAGGAGCAAACAACGTCATCGGCTCCAAGTAAGCAGCGCCTAGCCCAGCGCCTCCTAGAAACATGCGGTCAGCAGTGCCGCTGTTCGGCACTTTGGAGCCAAGCACGTTCTTAGCAGGGTCACTCAAGTCCTGCATGAATGCTTGACCCTTGGCAAACCCGCCTTTGTCTTTTGTGCGGTCAAGTGCCTTGACGGCGCTTTGCAATTGCGCAGCGTTGAATGCTCCTTCTTCTGCGCCGACGTAGCTTGCTGCGCGCTCCAAACGCTTGTAGTTTGCCCACCCGCTATTGAGCGCCTTGACACGCTCTGCAACCTTTGGATTGGAGCGAGCAACCATTCCGCGAAGCGAAGACTGAACCTCGCGCAAAGCATCGCCTAGCAAGCGAGCGTCAGGATCACCAGATGACGCATAGCGTGCCGCCATCTGGCCTAGATCGCTTTCGATGTCCTTCATCGTCTGTCCGGTCAGTACGTTCTGACCCTTGAACTTTGACATGACATCGTTTTGCAGGATTCGATTGAACGTGCCAGCAACGTTAGGATTAATTGAACCAGTATTGACCATATGCCGCAGGCTTGCAATTTCAGAACTAAACTGGCTATCAGCCTGCACCGTGACGCCTTTTAGAACGTCGTCATACTCATTGCCAAGTTTGTCTGCAACGTACGCTACAAGATCGCGCCCTAGCATGTTTTTCGGCACCTGAGCTTTCACAGGATCAAGTGCACGCTGCGCGACAGCGCGCGTTAACTGCTCGTTTGCTTTTCTGCGAGCACCGACGATAGCGTCACCAACAAATGGAACACTGATCGCCTTTTCCTCAATGCGGTTTGCCATGCCGCCCAAAGTTTGCCCAATCGTAGGCCTAACGCCTGCCTGCATTAACGTCTTGATGTCAGGATTCACAGACGCACGCGGCGACAATACGCGAGACGCACCAGCAACGGCGGCAGGAGTAATGCCGCCAAACGTGGCGCCGGAACCGGCCTGCATTCCTTTCTCCGACCAAAAGTCATCGCCGATTACTGGCGCCAATGCACCGGCAGCAGCCCCGGTCGATGCGCCTGTTGCCATCTTTGCTCCAAGTCCAGCACTTGATGCCATGCCGCCAGCAGCGCCAAGCGCAAGGCTGACGGGGCTTGCAACGTTTCCGCCAAGGCGCGCCCAGTCCATACCTTCAGGCTTGACGTAACCCGCCTCACGCTCGCGTACCATTTGATCGACGCCGCCAGCGGGAACCTCGGACACTAGACCAGTGTTTCTGGCAAGCCAGTTGTTGATTGCGTTCCCTGCGGCCACGACAGGATCTGGCAATGCCTTCGTGAGCAATTGCGCGCCACCGTGGATTGGGTCTGTCAACCCCATGCCAAACCGCTCAAGTGCCGGAGTTGGCGTAGGTTTGCCGCTAGGCTTGTTTTTGGCCTGCTCGCCAGAAATCACGCGCAAGCCATCCGTGCTCACGCGCGACATATCACCATCAGCAATGGCTTGCAAGTCAGCATCAGACAGCCTAGAAAGGTCCATTACTTGCCCCAAAGACGACGCTCAAGCTCACGCCGCGCGGCGTCCTGCAAGCTAGCAGGATCACCACCGCCAGTATTAGGCTCAATTGTTTTAAGCCAATTGCTGTAATGACGTTCGATCTTTTCCAATGCGGAACGAAGCTGCCCAGGCTCTTGAAGCTGATCCAGCGACGCAACAGTCGATTGCAAAGCGGTCAATTCCTGCACAGCGACCTGACCAAGTGCCCCACCAGTCGGAGACAAGTCGCGCATTTGCTGTAGTCGGTCAAATCCAAGATTCGCCTTGACCGTCTCTAACTTGGCGCGTAGGTTCCTTGCGGGGCTTGAAGGAATACCAGCCGTTACGCCTGCAACGCCAGCCGATCCGTACCCGACCATAGACTTGGCATCCTGAATCTCTCTCAGGACGTTCTTCGCTCCAACAGCAAGCGCGCGCCGACGCTCTTCCATTTTCCGCGCCGCCTCTGACGACTCTCGATCCTCGGGGCTTCCACCAACAGCCAGCGCTTTGGGCCGCAGTGCGCCAGTCGCCGGATCAGCTTCCGTAATGACATTTCCAGACGGATCGCGCGCCCACACCATGTCCTTCGGTGGAGTGCCCCAGTTAACGTCTTTTTGCCCCGTGCCAACGTTAATGTTTGTGCGAGGAACCTTGTCCGTCACCCACTGCTGAAAAGTACCTTGATACCCCTGCGCTCGCGCAAACTCATACTCCTGAACCGCATTCGGCAGGCTTTGCTCTTTAGGGGCGCTGAACAGCGTCTTGAACGTGTCGGGGTCAACCAACTGCTCGCCAGGCTTGACAGTCAACGGACCCCTTTTGCCGCCAGGCATCAACGCGCTCAGTTCCTGCAACGACAGACCAGCCTTCAAGCCAGCAGGAATCGACACCGGCATCGCAGGCCCCGCAGACGGGTCCACAGAATCAAGGAAACCGCCGCGCATGCGCTGCGCCTCTGCCTCTGCCTCCTGCCGCTTGCGAATCGCCTCCACCTGCGCTTGCGTTAGCAGCATCTCCTGCTCTCGCCGCTTGCGCTCGATCTCGACGCTCTTGGCGCGCTCCATCATGCCGGAATAGGCTAAACCCGCACCGGCGATGCGCTGCATGTTCCCGCCGCGACCGAGCAATTCCTGCGCGGCAGCAAACACCGCAGCCGTGCGAGGATCATCGAACGACCCGCCAAGTAGTGCCATGTCAGCCTCCGTTCAGGAGTTGGTAAATCTGCGCCGCAGTCAACCCGCCGCCCAACGCGCCAGCAAGACCGCCTCCGCTTCCCGGTTGCTGATTGGTGTTCGTCTGGTTCAGGCCGGTGTACGGGTTCAGCAGGCTCGACAGTTGCTGCAACGGGTACAGGCTTTGCTGCATCTGCTGCCCACCGATGCCAGCCACTTGCGAACCAAGACCAGTCATGGCGTTGAGTGCTTGCAGGTACTGGTTCGTGCTTGCTTGCTGCTGCGCGATGTCCTGACCACGCTGCGCCGTGTAGAACCCCTGATCCTGCCCGATGCGGCTCAGATCGTAGGAACGGTCCACGTTGTAAGCGTTGCCGTACAGGCCGCCAAGAGCGTTCGTGATGCCCTGCTGCGTGTCGCCCATCGCAATGCCCTGCGCAATGCCCTGACGCGAGTCACCGTAGCCGCCCATAGCCACCGCGCCCCTGCCGATGCTAGGTAACAGGTTGCGCGTCAGGTTCTGGTTCGCCGTCTGCGTGATCGCATTCGACATCAGTTGCATGTACGGGTTTGTCACGCCCGTGCCCGTGGCTGCCGTCGTCGGCGTGCCAAGCGGGTTCGTGTACGGGTTCGTCTGCCCAGTCTGCTGCGTTGGCTGCGGCTGAGTAGAACTAGGCATGTACGGGTTCGTTTGTGAGCTTGTCGTGCGCGTCGCCGTACCACCAATGACAAACGGACCGTTATTCGGTGCTGGTGCCGGTGGCGTGTATGGAGTCATCCTATTAACTCCACCATCGGCGCCCCATTGCCAGTCCGTACCCTGCGTGCCGACACGACTTGCAGCCTGATTGGTTGCATCCATCAGTGCGCCCTGCGTAGCGTGAGGAAGCTGCGCACTTCCTGCATACGCTTGCAGTTGCGCCTTTTGGGCGTCAGTGTATGGAACAAACTGCCCGCTGCTGCTGTACTGCCCAGGAACACCGTTTTGGAATGACGTGACAATCATTACCGCCCCCTCAGAAACGGGTTAGACGCAACCGGGACACTTTGCCCGTACTGACTCAGCATGCCCTGCAATTGGTTCTGCACCGCAGGGTTGGTCAGGATGCCGAGTTGCATGTTCCACCCCTGCTGCATCGTCGGGTTGACGCCGCTCTTGTTCTGGGAGTACCAGTTCATAGCCTCTGGCAGCAGGCCACCCGAGCCGTACAGGAACTGATCCATGCGCGGGTCCAGCTTTTCCTGCTGCTTCAATTCCTCGCCGGGTTCCTTTTGCGAACCAGCAAGCGCCCCGGCACCGATGACGCCAGCCTTAACCAGATCGCTATCCAGCAAACCACTGAGCAGTCCGCCCGCACCCTTGACTGCGTTGCCAGCCGCAAGAGCAGGAGCAGCAGCGCCTGCGGCACTTCCGAGGGCACCGATTGCAGAGCCTGCCGGGATAGACGCCCCGATACCTGAAGCAAACCCAGGCAGCGTAAGCCCCGGCGTCGTGCTCGCCGTAACAGGCGCCGCCGCGCCGATGCTTGATCCGATGCCGCCACCGAACCCTGTTCCTGCAGGAGCAGTCAGCCCCGTCGCGCCGCCGCCAGCGGTCAGCCCAGATCCGCCGACCGCACCGCTGCTGGCCGCACTGGCGGCAGCGGCAGGCGTCAGCGGCAGACCAAGGGCCGCGATGCCGGCGCCCATCGCAAGCGAGCCAAGCGCAAACTGTCCAAGCATGCCCATCTTGTCGCTCTTGTTCGTGACCTGCTGGCCGATGATCTGCCCGTTCGGATCTACAAGCGCAGAGACAAACTTGTTGTCACCGTAGTCGCCCGTGACCAGTTGCAGGCCCTTCGCCTTTGCCTCTTGCGGCGTCATGCCGAACTTGCGCAGGAAGTCCAGTTCAGCCTGACCCTGCGTGTAGTAGTCCGTTGTGTCGCCGCCACCAACCATAGGCGTGCCAACGGAGTCCCAGAAGTCGCCGCCATACGTGCGTGCACCAGGCGCGTTAGCCAAAAGTCCCTCTAGCGTCATAGCTTGCCCCAAGAAGTTCCCGTGTACACGTACACACCGGCACCGCTGCCGGGGTTCCAGTTCGTCCCGTCTGCATACACCACCATCCCCATTCGCGGCTTAGGTGGCGGCACGGCCTTCGGGATCAGTTGCAACTCAGGCGCAGCGCCGAACGTGGCTTCACTGATCGCTTTCAACTCGCGCATGATCCACTCGACAAGTTGCTCGTCAACGTGTCCGGTGGATGAATAACGATTCACCGAAACCACGGCACCGGCCCCGGAATGTAGTACCACGGCTTCAACTCAGGTGGAGTCGCTTCCTGCGCACTGCTGTAAGTCAGCGAGGATGACGATCCAGTCATTTCGTAAATGCCGCGCCCAACTTGAAGTTCGTATTCTTGCGGCTCGGGCTCAGGCTCAGGATCCGTTTCGCCGCTGTATGCAATCAAATCTTTGAAAGTAAACGACAGAAGCCCAGATCGCGCCTCCCTGTTTTCTACTGTGCCGATATACATAACGCCATCTGTCGGAGGCGATAGCGAGTACGGGCCGGCAACCGAAACATCGTCTACAAAATACTCAATCGTTCCGGGAGAACCGGACGTGTACTCTATGCGCAGCGTTGAACTTGCAGACGCGACGCCAACGTAGTCAGTCACATCGTCATCGTCGTCTACATATCTGACGTACAGATTGAGAACACCGTCCTCGACCCTTACAAACAATGAGTCATAACGGACGGGAGTTACGTCTTTTTCTCCGAGCCTCCAGATCGTAAAGTCAGAACTTAACGAACCTAGTTCGTCAAATGTCCAAGCAAAATCAAACTCGACATTGAACGAGTCTTGCGTATACAGCGACGGGTCTAACTTCTCGCCTGTCCAAAACAGAGTCCACGGCGTCGAAGTGAACGTGAGATCAAATAATGCACCGTTGGCGGTGAAAAACGGATCAGAGTACGAAAAATCATACGCAGCAACAGGCGCGATGTCGTCTTCGCCGTCTTCCGTAAGTGGCGCTGAAAAAATCAGGCCCATCAGTACGTCCCCCTCGGGACTAGCTCGACATCAATGGAGCGGATGCGCCACCGCCCATTGGCCTTGCTCCTGAACCGCATCGCAAGGAACCTGCCCGTGGCGAACGAGTCCGCCCTGTACATCTGACCGATGGTGTACGTCACCGGGTCTGACCACTCATACGGACCCTCGACATCCATCGCGGAGCCGACAGAAATCTCGACCTCTGCCCCGCCAGTGCCGTCAATGCGCGGGTAGATGCTCCTGATGGTCTTGACTTGCCACGGGTCGCCGAACACCAACCCCGTGCGCTCAAGCTGCGCCGTGAAGTCCGATCCGTTGAACCGTGTGGACTGATCCATCAGGAAGACCTTGCCAGTCCATGACGCCATCACCATTCGTTGCGCGGCGTCTCCTACTTCAGCGTTGTTCCACCAGTCGGTGTCCAAGTCCCAAGCGCCGGATGACGAGTCCCACGGGTCAGCAATCGCGCCGGACACGATGCCGACATCGGCGGCGGCCACACGCGGCAACTCGCGCACGCTGAACGTGTTTTCCCTGTAGTTCCAGATCAACGCCTGCCGAGCGACGCAGCCAGTCTCTGTGGGGTAGCAGACCCACACCTCGTCGGCTCCAAGGTTCGCCACCAAGAATGACTTCGTGCAGGCCGGCGCGTCAATGCTCGCGGACAGCCACCGCCGCATGCGCCCAGACAGAACCGATTGAGGCTCGCCGCCGTTGTGAACCACAAGGTCAGGCCCCGGCGTCAGCACGACGTGCCCGATTGGCGTTTGCACAACGCAGTTCTGCGACAGCGCCCCGTAGTTACCCGGCAGCCTGAACGAACGGAAGATCGTGTTTCCGCCGACGTACTGCAGGCCGTGCATCGACCGTTCTTTGTAGACGACGAACGTGTCGCCCAACGCAAGGCCGTCCACGATGTGATCGGTAGTCTCTGCCAGATCACGCTCGCCGGCATCCAATGTCGCGTCCGTAATGTCCCACGACACCGGAAGCGCACCAGGCTCTGCGGCGTGGCTCCACTTGACCATGTGCGGAAAGTTCACCCCCGCCTTGGTGACGTTCAACGCCAACAGGTAGTTCTTGAACGACCGCAGCGACTTGCACCGCCAACCGCTGTTCCAGTCCGTCAACGAGGCAAGGTTGTTCGCCGTGTTGCCGTCCCAGTACCTTGGCGTATCGGTCTGGTTGTTCTGGATGTAGATGCCACCAAGGTAGCAGTGCGTGAACCTGCTGTCCTTGTCGCCCGTCAGCGCAGTACCAGTGATGTCGGTTTGCGTCGTGCCGTCGTCGGCGTAGGTGTTGTCGTCGTCTGACCAAATCCAGAAGTTCTTTGCCGGTGTCCGGTAGTACGCAACATGCCGAGGCGTCGTGGTCGGCTGCGTAATGGGCATCTCAATATGCCCGCTTGTCTTGCCAGCGTAACCGTCTCGCATGCGAGCGTTGAGGACGTAGCTCCACTGCCCATCCTGCAACTCATGCGACTCGACATCAGCAACGATGCCGCCGCCGACGCTTTTGATGGTGAACTTCATCGCCGCCGTGCAAGAGCGTTGGGCAATGCCTTTGCTGCCGGCATGCGCATCATTGTGGGAACGGAGTCAACACCGTGCCACGAACCGTCAAATCGTTTCCCGAGCAGGCTTTCATCCAACGAACTGATCGGCATGAAGCAGTCACCCTCCGGCATGCAGACAAGTTCGCTGACAGCCTTGCAGACACCGTTCTCGTCCAGTTCTGCTACGTATGGCATCACCACCACTCCACGACTTCATATGAAACTGTTGAGTTAAAAGTTGCGCTACTGGCTTGCGGTCTAGTAGCAGTAACTGTAGTGCTGTTGGTTAACGAAATTCGTGGACCAAAAGCACTTGGATTTACCACTTCACTGCTGGAGGCAACCTGTGTTCCGCCCAAATGACGCAATTCAGTTTTGGCAGTGTTAACTGCAGAAATTGTCGCAGTAGCAGAACTGCTTGAACTAGTAATACTAATCGTCCCGCGCTGGATGCTCTTGATCTTGCTCGGGCCGATCAACGCCCAGTTGGTCGCGTCTGCGCTCGGGTCCGTAGTGCCACCGCCCGCAACGATGCGGACGTAAGACAGATAGTTCGTCGGCGACCAGACGATGGAGTCCAGCGGGTACGTGGTCCCGCTGACCCACTTTGCACCGGCAGCGCCGCCAGCAAATTGACTCAATGTGCTCATGTGATCCACCAGCCCAAGGTTGCGTTGACGTAGCGAAGCCGTACCGTCGCGTATGCGTTGTCGATGGTCAAGTCTTCTGCCAGGTCCATGATGTCGTTGCCGTTGCGCGCGACGACGTTATCCACTCGACCGTTCGCCACAGACACCCAAACTTCCGCGCCAGCGGCAGGCGACCCCGGAAGCGTCACAGTGCTAGCGCTTGCGTTGGTCAGCACGTAGTGCGTGTTTGCCGTTGCCGTCTGCGTCGTGCCAGTCACAACAGACAGAGACGGAGCAGAACCCGCTGTGGCAGACGCCACCGCAGCGGCAACGAATGCCGTGCTGGCCGCCTTCGTGGTGTTGTCGCCGCCCGTCTGCGTTGGAACAGTGACCGTCGCGCCCGTGAAATCGTGCGTCCCCGTCCACGTCTCGCCTGTCGCATCGGCCTTGCTGGATACGGCATTCAGTTCTGTGTGCGATACCGTCACCGCCCCCGTGATGTTGGGGAACGTGTTTTGCAGCACGGCCTTGACAAGCCGAATGTGGTTGTCGCCCTCGGACCTGTCATCCGTCCCAGCAGGAAGGGCAGGGTTCAGGTCGTCAACGAATGTCGCCGTTTCAATGGTCACAGCCACTCCTTGATCTCATGGCGCACGCTCAACGGTCCTGCAAGCGCCTGCGCCTTTTCCAGCTTGTTGACCCGCTCGACAGCCCCGGCATACAACTGCGCGAACTTGGCGACCGACGCATCTTCCAGCGTGTAGATGCTCGCGTGTCGCAGCGCCCCGAACAGGTACACGTCGGGCGCGTTCTCAGTCAGCCAGTTGGTGTCGCCATCAGCCACCAGAGGAGCAAACGATGACGTATAGGTCAGTGTGCCGGTATCGCCCGCCTCGCCGCCGTTGATGTAGAAATTGGTCCCGATGCTGGTGAAAATCTTGTACCGAGCGTCGGTGTTCAACTCGTATTCTTCCGGCGTCACGTACAGGTACTGATCCCCCGCGATCACCAAACGGCGAACCTCGATCAACCTGTCTGGGTGCGGTTGCACCTCGCCGCCGAGGTTGATGCCGACAAGCGTCTCCATCGCGCGCACGCGAACATCCCGCAGGATGTCCGTTTCTGTCAGCGTGATGAAGGTTGGAATGACGCCCGCAAGGTCGGAGCGTTTGATCCATGAGGCAACCGCAGACTTGATCTCACCGTAGTTCATCGCTACTCCGGTGGCGCAGACACCCGCGCCGTGGCGGGTTGTCGCTTAGGCGGTCCCGCGCGTACTTTACCGCAAGACTGGCGACAACACCAACAGGAACCCGCCAGGCAGCTTGCCGAACCGCTCAAGCTCAAAATGCGCAAGGAATTTCGGCAGCCACCACCTAAAAGGTTGCTGGACGATATGCGCATTTCTGCCGTCTGACAGCACCTTGATTGCCGGCCCGGTATGCACCGTCACCAAAGCAACGCGCTTGGTAAGTTGCGCAATGCGCTCAATCGTGGCGTCAGTGAACTCCGGCTCCACGTGCTCCATTACGTCAATGCACGCCACCATGTCAGCGGGCGCCGGGTCTGCGCTGAATGCTTCCACGCACGGATCAAAACCACGGTAGTCTATCCACGAACCCAAAGACCGGCGAAGCGACTGCCTCGACCCGCACCCATAGTCCAGAAGCGTCTTGACCCCGTAGTGCTGCGCAACCTGAGTGACGAACGGGCCTAGTTGCTCGCCCATTACGCCATACGTTCCAGTGGCGTGCAAAGCCCGCTGCTGATCTCGATATGCCTCGGTAATCATCAGTCGATTGCGTGCGTGACCATCTTCGCCGCATCAAACCAGTCTGCAGCGTGCGGCGCGTTTTGATAGTTCGGCCACGCAGGAATGCCTGCCGTCCAGTGCAGAATTTTGGCGCCTCGGTTCTCACCGTACTCATCGGCGAGCCAGTTCCATTCTTCCGGCAGCGCGCCGATGTGCCTGTCAGGAATGTGCTTGAACTGGTGCAAGTCCTGACTAGGCGTGTCCTGCACGAACTCAGGCGTCACGTCTTTCCATGCGCCGTGCGAGCAGTTGATAAGCATCACGCTTGACCAGTTCTTGCGCGGATACATCACGTTGTCGGCCTCCATCTTCGTGCCGACGTACTTGCGCGGGTGCTTGGTCTGGTAGTTGTGCGGCACGACCTGAACGGCTTTGCGGTAGTCCCTGTAGGCGTACAACTCCGCGATGTCACCCTTGCAGATCATGTCGGCGCCGTCGCAGAACACTGCCCACCCGCTGAAGTTCTGCAGGAACGGGATCAGGTATCGCGTCAGGATAAACGCATTGGTGCCGTCTCTGTGTCCCGCCGAGTAGAACGAACGGAAGTGCCTCAAGTGCACCGGGATCAGTGCCACCGGCATCGAAGAACGATGGATGACGCTGGAGCAGAACACGTGCGAGCCGATTTCCTCGCGCTCGTCAAAACCGTAGTACAGGTTCAGCATAGCCGCCTGATGCAGTCAACCCATGCCTCGGACTTGCGCTGCCTGTGGTACACGCTCGCCGGATACCAGGCGATGCGGTCACCGTGGCAGTACATCCACATCGGATCGTGCGGGACAAGAACAGTAGATCCCTTGCCCATCGCCCCGCGAAGATGGTGCACCGTCGTGTGAATGCCGATCACGTCATCCAGCGCATAGACCATCGCCGCCACGTCATCGTAGTTGCGACTCATGGCCTCTGGGAAGAACTTGACCGGCAGACCTGTTTGTTCAATTTCGGATCGTGGATCGACATATTGGAGTGATACGTACACCGCGTCACGGCTTTCGATCAACGGGCGAAACGCCTCCAAGCCAACGGCTCGCTTTTGCATCTGCGTTGACTTCATCTTTCCGCCTGCCCACGCAAGGCCAATGACTGGCTTGCCGTAGCTTTCAAACAGCGCACCCCACATCAGCACGCGCTCTGGATCGGGCTTGAGATACGCAACCTTCGGGCAGTCATCTGGGCTATTTCGGTACAACGCCGGCAGGTTGCCGATAGGAATCTGCGCGTCTAGCTGAACGTCGTCCAGCCATGGCTTTTCTTCCTTTCTGGTGCCGTGAACATCCGCCCACGGGAACGAGCGCCGGAACAGGCTTTCTAGCCTTGCGTCGCAATCAATGATGACTCGCTCAGCACTGCCGCGAACGTCTGCAAGACAAGATGCGTACTGAATCTCGTCGCCTAAGCCCTGCTCTCCATAGACAACAAGCGTTCCCGTTTTCTCTCCGCCCCAAAGCGGCACGCCGAAATCAATGCCGGGGCGGAACTTGCTGCCTAGCGTCGTGGACCAGTCTTTCCAGCCCCTGTTCCAGTCGCCCGTGGCGATCTCGACGAAGCACCTGACCTTGGCGACAAACGACGAATTAGCGTCGTGCCGCTCGGCGCGCTTGATCCACTTCCACGCCTGCGTCCAATCGTTCGTGTCGCAGTACGTGATGGCAATCTGCGAACAGGTCTGCGCGTTCTCGGTGACGCTTAAAGCACGCTGCCACGCCTCACGCGCGATCAGCGGGAACCGCATGTCCTGATAACAGGCGCCGAGGTTGTTCCACGTCTCTACCTTGTCCGGACGTATAGAACACGCGCGGTGAAAGAATCCGAGCGCCGAGCCATAGTGCTTGGCTCGCATCTGGATGACGCCAGCCAGCGTGTTTGCCGGCGCACTGTTCGGGTCATCCTCTAGCTCTTGCAGACACAGGCTGAAAGCCTCGTCCGGGTCGCTGTCTACGACCCTTGCCGCGTCTTCCAAGCGACTCATCAGATGCGCTTGCCCGTCATGTCGCAAAGCTCGTACTTGCCGATGGCACGCAGGGCTTTCTTGATGTCAGCCAACGGCGCCTGATATGGGTTGCACCCATAGGCAAACAGTTGATCCACCACGACGTTAGGAATGTGCAGCGCGTGCACCATGTCCTTCTTGACCTGCCGGCGCCAGTTGTCAGGATCGTTCCTGACGGCTTTGACAGCCTCAAAGATCGGCTCGACATCCTGCCTATAGTCAACGATGAACTCACCGTCTGGGCCAATGAACTCGCGCGTGACGAGCCCATCAGCATCGACTTTTTGACTTAGCTTGTCCATGTCAAAAGGGGGGCCGAAGCCCCCCTCCAATCATCAAGCAACGCCGATGATCTGCGCGTGAGCGTCCGGGTTCATCAGAACCGATGTCCACTCGCACACAACCAGCTTTTGCGCGCCATCGCCAATCTTCGCCAAGTCCTCGACGCGGATCGGGTCGAGCCAGGCAATGCCCATGTACTCCGAGTCCAGACACAGCACAGCCGTCGATCCGACGAATCGATCAAGCACCCACTTGTGCGAGCCGTAGTCGGACACGTACACGTCGATGCCGGCGATGACGGCACCCTGCACGGTGCGGCCATTGTTGACGCTGAAGCCTTCAAAGGCCGTGGCGCCAGCAAACGACGAAGCGACTTTCTTCGCCGCGCTGTTCGACACGATCATGTCGGGGTTGCCGCCGTCCTGCCACGCCAGTTCCAGCGCGTTCTTCAGGTCGCTTTCGACGAACGTTGCGAGCGTGCCATCGACCGCCGCCGACCAGTCTGCACCGGACGAGAAACCGGGAATCGTGCCAGCCGTGTTTGCCGTGGTGCCGGCACGCTCGGCGTTGACGATCATCGACCGATAGCCCGCAGCCTGACGCGCCACCGTGGCCGAGCCAACAGACGAACCCTGAGCCCCGACCAGAGCCGTCTCGATGTCGCGCTTGATTTCCTTGCCTCGCTTGGCGACCAGGCGAGCGGTTTCACGCGCGCGACCGTACTTGTCAACCGTGTCGGCGGTGCGCGAGACGCGGACAACCTTAGACGAGATCATCGTGCGGTTGTGCAGGACGGTCGTCGTGGCAGCCGTAGTCGCGGTGGCCTCGTCGCCTTCCAGCTTGGCGTTGAGCGTCGCAGCGTCAAGCGAATCGACTTGCCACTGATGCAGACGGGCCGACGCCTTGAGCCGCTTGGCGGCAGTCATGACCGGGGTTTCGGTCGGGCTGATGTCGTAGATGACATCGTGGAAGTCCTCCTTCTGCCCGTTCATGGCATAGGTGGACGTGCTACCGGTGATAAGAGCCATTTCAGTTACCTCGAAAATCTGCGAGCCAGAACATCGACAGCATCCTCAAGGCGCCCCGTCTTCTTGAGACTCTCGCGCTTCTGTGCAAGGATGCCGTCCTTTTGAGCCTGCGGCGCCGAGCGAGCAACTTGCTTCACCGGCTTCGCAGACTCAGCCTTTTTCGTTGCGATGGCCTTGCCGCCCTGCATCGCCTGGTACTTGCTGGCGAGATACAGCGCGTGCATGACCCGTGCGTCAGCGATGGATCCAAGTTCCTGCTCGGTGAACCCGAGCGAAATTCCTTGCTTCCACGTAGCCTGCGCATCCTCGGGTCGCAACGACCCGACGCGGCGCTGAAGCTCGGCGCGACCGAGTTCCATCTGCCGCTGCTTGTGCATGTCCATCGCTTGCTGAATCTGCTGCACCTTCTGCTGGACGCTTTGTTCTTTGGCCTGAAGTTGCTTGCGCAACTCCTGACGCTGCAAGTCAAGCTTGTAGGCTTGCTGCATGTCGGCTTCAGCCAACCGCGACCAGTCAAGGCTGTCGAACTGCTCCAGTTGCATCTGGATCGCACGCAGTTCAGTCGCCTCCTGATAGGCGTGATTCAGTAGCGTTTCCTTGGCCTCCAGAAACTGCTGGCGATCCTCGACCGCCTTTCTAGTCTCTGCGACCTCCTGCGTCTTGCGGGTGTAGTCCGCCTGCCGCAGGAATGCGTCCTTCAGCTCCCGTGGAACCTTGTACGCCCTGCCCTCGTACTCGATCTCCTCAGCCTCGTTTGCCGCATCTTCTGCGGCAGGTTCGGCTGATTCCTCGGTTTCCTTGGGCTCGCCTTCCTCGCCTTGCGGCGCCTCCGGCTGCGCGTCCTCGTCCTCGATGACTTCCTGCTCGTCCTCGACTTCAAGCAACGCGCCGAGTCGGTCCTCGACCGACGCCGACACTTCCGCTACGGGATTGGTGTCCATTTAGTCCTTTACCGGCGCTTCTTGCGCCACTCGGCTTGCTGTTCCTCTAGCGCGGCAAGTTTGCCAGTCGATAGAACATCCTCAAGATATCCGCGCACGCGATAGAGCAATTGTATCGAACGGACTACCTCGCGCTCAAGCCCCGCGTCAGTAAGCGGAACCGTCCGTAGCGATGCCACCAGAGACTTTTCCACCGTGTCGAACGACTCTTTAAACAGCGGATCGTCCAGAATCCTCTTGGCGTCCTCGCCACGGCTGATCTCAGGCTTCATAGAAGTAGCAGGATGTCCTCGTCGTCACGCTCGCGCGCTATGGATACGGCATTTTCGATAGTCCGCGACGCGAATACTAAATCAGAAAGGTACGTTTGGAACTGAAACGCCCGGTACGGCAGTATTTCGCCTGCCAAACGCTCGGCGGAAATGTTTTCCGGCCCCTTCGGCGGCTTCGCGTCGCGCGGAATTGGCCTGCCGGCCTTGATCTCGGTAATGACCCGCTTGGTTTCCTCGCTTGGCTCGTCGTTCGTGAGCCAGTCGATAAGGAACGGCATCGGCAGCCGCTTGCGTGCCTCGACAAACCTGCTGCCACCCGCGCCGCGCTTGACTGGTGCCGGCGCCGGAGGGGGCGCGCCGCTGTACGAAAGGTCAGCATCGCGCCCGTCGAGCGTGTAGGCGCCTGCATTCAGGCCAATCGCATAACTGCGACTGGTGGCAATGTCTCCGCCCGTGAGCGTGTAGGAACCGGCATCAAGCGCAAGCGTGATGCCCTTGGTGATCGTCGCATCATTGCCCGTGACCGCATAACTGCCGGCATCCAGCGGCACCGAACGCGACACGATCAGCGTCGCGTCAAGTCCAGTCAGCGCATACGACCCGGCATCGCACGAAAGCGTGAACTGACCTAGCGGCGTATAGGAAAGCGTGGCGTCGCGGCCAGTGACGGAGTACGAACCGGAGTCAAACGCTACAGAGCGCGATACCGTCAGCGTCGCATCGTGACCAGTGACGGCATACGAACCAGCTTCAAGCGTGATTGCCTTGCCAGCGACGAATGTCGCATCGCGCCCAGTTACCGCATAAGATCCAGCATCAAACGCAAGCGCGCGCGAAAGCGTGATGTCAGCAGAATTGCCGCTTAGTGCGTAGCTTCCGGCGTCAGCAGCGATAGCACGCGAAACAGCAAGCGTTGCCGCCTGTCCACTGAGAGAATACGACCCGGCATCGCAGGACAGTGCATAAACCGTGCGGATCGTCCCAACCGCAGGCGTCGCGTAGTCGTCGGCCTCGTCGTTCCAGATCGTCCAAGCGATCGTGTATTCAGTGCCCGCCGACGCGCCGCTGATCGCGGTGGCCTCGGTGATCTGGCCGGTGCCCGCCGTCTCGGTGAACGCTTCCGAGCCGGCGAAGGCCGCATCGGTCGTGCCGTTGGATAGCTTGCCCGCCTTGATCTGCGCGCCCGTGGGCGTGCTCAACCACCCCGTGGTCGGGTGAGCGATCCAGTAGGCAAAACGGGCCATTGCTTAGAACGTGTACGTCACGCGCGGCTTGAAGCTCGTCGCTGTGATCTCGGTGGCGGTGACGGCGGATAGGGTGGGGTGGGTGTAGCCGCTGCCCGTCGCCACCGTCTCATTGACGAACGGCCCGCCCGGCACTTGCCGCTGCGCGGCGCCGTTCTCGTTGACGAACGGCCCACCCGGAACTTGACGCTCGGCGCTCATGGCGTCAGGTCACTTCCAGCTTCGGGCAGACGTACACCGTGGTCGAGGCACGCGCGAGCTTCACCGTGGCGTGGATGAAGCCCTTCTGCTGCGGCGTGAACGACACCGACAGCTTTTGCTTGACCGGCGTCGTCAGGCCCGTCGTCGTCCATGTCTCGCTACTCGTCGTCTGGTTCGCCGCCGTCGCCAGAATGTCGGCCTTCGCGTCGCTGCCGAACGCACCGAGCAGCGTGCCCGTCTCGCTCAGGTACTGCACCTCCAGCCAGCACTGCGCATCGGTCAACGTCACGTTGTCGGTGATGACCTCGACCGTCACCGTGACGGAACTACCAGTCGTCTCGTTCCACCGCACGATCTCGTCGGTGTTCAGCGTCGCATACGGGTACTCAGTATCGGCGTTGCTGACCATCTTCCACGACAGGCCCGTATCGCCGTCGCTCGCGCCGCCCGTTCGCACGATGGTCGTCTCGCTTTGCAGCGTGCCGTAGTGCGCGGCGATCAACATGCCAAACTTGTTCGACCCGACCGTGTAGTTGTAGAGCGCGAAGCGGGAATTGGCCCCGGGAGTCGAATTGTGCAGGGCGCCCGTCCACGATGCGCCAAACTTGACGTTGCGCAGCACGGCGCGGATGTTTTGGCTTGCGCTGGAAAAAAGTGTCTGAGAACCGTTCAAAAGCGTGAAGTCGCAACCCTCTACTAATAGATCAGAAGACGCCGAAAGCGTCGTGAACAGCGTATTCGGGATTGATCCACCTGACTCAATCCCGCCACCAGACCATAACAAATCGCACCCAGCAGCCGGAATCTGAATTGATTGTCCGGTGGAAGCAAAACGAAGCGTTGTGTTAAGCCACTTCGTAACAGAGTTGGTTGACGATGCCGTTTCAATCTGCCCATTGCCAGTTGTCGCCAGCCGAAGTTTGCAGCCTTCTACAACGGTGACGCTTTGGCTTATTCCTGTGCGCAATGCCCGCGTCAATGACTGACCACTGCCAGCAGTGAAAATCAGTCCACTAAAGTAAGCATAGTTCGACGTGTTGTTCAGGGCGATATTGCCCGTCGTCAGCACCGAGCCAGTCGCGGCAACGGCAGTCGGCGGCGCGGCACCATCGTTCACGCACACGACGTAGGTCGGCGACGCCTTCGTGCCGGCCCAAGCGAGCGAGATATCCGCCGACTGCGATTCAGCGTGCGCCTGCGAGACGTAGATGACGTTGTCCGTCGTGGAGTCGATTGCAGCGGCGCCAGCGAGCGACGCCTTCGCCAGCGCCCACGTGCTGCCGTCGTCTGAATCGTTGCCGTCCGTCCAGCGGACGTAGATCGGGTTCGGCACTTACAGCCCCACAAGCTGATTGAATTCTTGCTCGGCTAGCGCGTCGTTTGTCTGCGCGATCTTGAGATTTACCAATGCCTGCAAGTCGAACCCGGCAGGAGCGAATCCGGCCTGCGTGTACTCGCTCGCGTCTTGGTCGTACATGCGCAGGACGTAACTGATCGAACCGTTGGCCTGTACGGTGCTTTGGAGCGTATGCGAAACGATGGGCATGTCTTACTCCCCGACCGCCGACTCGACGGCGTTTGCTGCGTTGATGACGTT